CGTATCTGATCCAGAATGTGGGTGTGTATGCTACGGATGGAGAGAATGAAATCTTATTTGCAGTCTGCCAGGCAATCACGCCAGATCAGATGCCAGCATATGACGGAGTGGCGCCATCATCGTTTATCTACAATGTGCAGCTGACGGTATCGCAGGCAGCACAGATCTCACTCGTGATTAATACTGCAGGTACCGCAACCACGCAGGACGTCCTGGAGCTGGAACAGAAAAAAGTAAATGGAAATGGCGGGGATATCTCTGAGACGGTAATCGCAGCTACGGAGAAATCTCAGGCCGAATATCCGGTGCCGGCAGCAGGAGACAGCGCCAAAACGATCCTCGGCAAGGTCCAGAAGTTTTTCGGAGATCTCCGGAACTGGATGACAGGCGTTTGCTTGTTGGGACAGATCGTAAATAACTGCGTGACGGACAATGCAAAGCTGCCGCTTTCGGCGGCACAGGGCAAGGCTCTGATGGACCTTTATAATGTGCTAAACACCAAGGCGAAAAATATGCAGCGGTCGTACCTCGGGAACCTTGGAAATGTGGC